TTCATCTTTTAAGATCACGCTTGTCTTTTCATCAACAGCACACTTATCAAGATTGTTGTTTGTTATTTTCTCTTGATACTCTTCGATGAGTTCGTCTTTTCTTATTTGCTTTTGAACAGACTTAATGGCCGATGTCAATTCAGTTTCTTTGTCTTTGTTTTTTTCTAAATAAACATGCGCTTCGTTTACGAACGAAATTAGGGTTTGGTATGTTATAGTTTTTTTCATGCTGCTAATATAATAAAAATTAATTATTAAAAACCTCTATATCCAGTCGAAGTAATATAAATAGTTCCACTCGTCATGGTTGTAGGTATTAAAAAGTTAGTTATCATATTGGCAATACCTCTTAATGGATTAGGAAAAGTAATTATAGTTGTTTGCGGAATACCCGTTGCTCTAAAATGTTGTTGGTATAAAATTCTATACACCGTAGTTCCTGTGTACGCTACCGATGGCACTACGTTTGCACCACCAATAGTTAAAGCAAAATTGAAAGTAGTTGCCGAGCCTACCGAAGTAACGTAATAAACAGTATTTGTACTTACGCCTGTTCCTGCTGCCAATGCAGTAAAAACAACTGAATCACCTATCTTTAAATCGTGATTTGTTGAAGTAGTACAAAGCCCTGTTGTTATTGCTATTGATGAAACGGTCAAAGCACCATCTAATATCCAAGCTACACCACCTGTGCCAAGTGCATCTGTTGATATTGCTAATTGTTTTATGTAATTTCTAACGGAAGCCGTTCCACTTGCGGGAACGAATGGCTGAACGGTTACTGTACTTGCAACGGTTGAAAAGTTAAAGTTATAATCTAATTCGGCTGTTGAATTTTCTTTAATAATTAATTGTTGACCTGTTGTAGTTGGTAGTCCTCCAGCATCCCCAGCAACCAAACTAACATCAACTGTTGCAATAGTACTTGGTACAACTTTACCGTTTACATAAACAGGATTTCCCGAAACAGCAGCCGAATGAGCGGCAGTTCCTGCTGTATTACTTGCGGTGATAGTTCCTGTAACTGCCGTACTTGGAGCGGATAAAACACGAACAGGTAAACTGTTATTTAAACTTTGTTGTCTAGTTGAAACAATAGATACTTGTGAGGCAATATAATCTTCAACTCTAATCATTCCAATAGTCCAAGTGGTTGTACTAGCTGGTGCAGTTGTTCCGTTCTTTGCTCTAATTTGAACAAACATATTAACGTCTGGCTGTGGGGTATTCGTGTCCCAACTTGTTCTATCTGTTAAGGCTATACCAGCTACTAATGTTTTATCAGATAATGAACTTACTCCATTTTCCGTATTGATAGCTGCTAAATGTCCCGAAGCCGAAGTATTAATAGTTGCTGTAACGGCTGTATTTTGCCATCCTTTACGTCTAGTATTAAACGTTGCATTTGTAGCGGTAGTACCCGTGTAAAGTAATTCTATTTTATTATATCCTGTTAAAGATAAAGTACCGGAACCACTTGCAGGATAACCGGCAACGGTAAAGCGAATAGTGTTAGCATCCGGAATTGAGGCTATTACACCTTCCATTGGAACACCAACGCTTGACAAAGCGCATAAATCCATTCTTTGCCCTACGTTTTGAGCGGTGAATCCATGGGCTGTTTTAGTAACATCAACAGTTGTAGTATTTACAATGTTATAAGCTAAAGTATCACCAATAATATCAACCAACTCAATAAAAAAGTTGTTGTTTACTATTCTTTGAGATAATGTAGTGATTTGTTTTAATGTTTGTGCTCCGTTTACTTGATAAATTCCACGAGCAACAAACTCAGCGTTAACAGTTGTACCAGTTGTAATAACTAAATTACCTGCACTTTGATTAACCGCCATACCAGTACCAATTGATATTTGTGTAAAATCAGTAGTTAATAATCCACTTCCTACTTGTGCAAAAGAACAGTCGTTATATTTTTGCGGAGAAATTCTAACAGGCAAAGAAGGCGTTACGTCAGATGGCATATCATTAATAGCCGTTGGCAATTTATCGCTAGTTGTCTGTAAAATTAATTCTTGCGAAGTTGATAAAACAACAGGAGTGCTATTTGCACTTGTTGCTTGTCCGTTTGGGTTATTTGGATAATAAGTCATGTTTTATATAATTTGCCAGTTAGTGCCGTCTGAAATTAAAGTGAAAGCTGTATTTGCTACGCTAGTAGTTATTGTTAGTGAGCCATCTATTGTTTGAGAAGATGTAGTGTCAATTGTTAAAGTTCCTGATGTTACTTTAATGTAATATGTATTAGTATTTCCAACCGCAGTTGGCAAAGTGAAAGTTAAAGTTGCTGTACAAAAGTAATAATAATCTGTATTACCGGTAGCGCCTCCAGTTGTATTTATGGCTATGTTATTAATAGACTTTGCGTAGCCAGTTGGCAATGTAATTGTTCCAGCAGCTATAAGTCCTATTGAAGACATTGCATTGTAAAAACCCTGTACTGTTGTGACCGCCGTTGGTTGAACAACAGGTGCAGCATTCCAAAAAGATAATTTATGCGCTGCACTATCCAATATTTTTATTGAAGGGTCTGTTCCGGCGCATGAAATTGTTGTAACTCCTGTAATGCTTACTATTGATCTAAAATAATTACTCGCATCATATCCAACTCTTAGTTGCTCAGTTGTTTTAATTATATTTAACCTTGCCTGTGGAGTTCCAACACCAACACCAACATCTCCTGTTGATTTTATAACCAACCCTGAGCCACCAGATGTTGGATTTAAAGTTATATCAGTAGAACCCGGTCTTCCATTTATATTAATATTATCACCACCCGACCAAGTAAATAAATCTCTATACGTTCCGGAGCTATCTAATCCTTGAATAACCCTTGCATTAGGGATCCTTATATTTCCGTTGTTTAAAAATCTGATTATTTCAATTGCCCCATTATTGCCTCCAAGAAATAAGTGTGCGGCATCGGTTGCTGTTGGGTTTCCAGTAGTTGATTTGTAACTTATACCATTTACAGATGTACCAACTAAACTTGGTGTGTTGGTTACAGTTGTTGATGTTAGACTTGTTGCTATTGTAAGAGAACCAGCTATATAAGAATTATCAGAAGCACCAGCGCTATATAGTGCAAAGTTTGAAGATCCAACCCCAGCCTGAGCTGAAATATATACACCGTGATTTGTTGTAATAGTTCCACTATTAGACGGAGTTTCTATAAAAACACCAGCATTAAACGTCAAAGTTCCAGTAGTATCATTTTCTGTTTTAAAATAACCACCATAAACATTAGTTATGTTTCCAGTACTTCTATTAGCTACTATATTATAAGAGCCAATAGCTCTTGTGATTAAACCACTTCCGTAGTTTTGAATATATCCATAAGTCCCAACTGCAAAACCTAATGCTCCTGAGTTTGTTGCAGAAATATATGTTTCTCCTAATATACCGCCAATTCTATACGCCGAGTTATTAGCAATTGAATTAACCGTGTAAGTAGACCTTATGTTATACTGATTACCAGTCGGTACTGTAATTGTGCTTAAAAAGTAATTAGGCTCACCGCTCGCAGGCGTTCCACTAGATGTAAATAAACTAAAATTATTTACTGTTAATTTTTTTGTAAATATATTATCGTTTGGCGTTTGTGTAAACAACCCCGTATCTATTCCATCGTAAGCAGTGTGTAAAATAGTTGAGCCTGAATATTTTATCGTGCTTTCATAAATTCCAGCATCTAAACTACCAAAGGTTAAATCACCTGTTCCAGTTACTAAATTATTTCCTACAAGTGTAGAACCAGCCGTTAATACTTGTTGAAGGGTTGGAGTTCCAGCGCTACCAACCGGTTGCCAAGTTCCATCGTCTCTTAAAAACTGACCCGTAGGCGCCGTTTTTTTTATAAAAGATACATTAACAATTCCACTAGCAGAGATCTTCATATAGCCGTTAGCTACATCTGCGTCGTCAGTGCTATTCACAAAAGAATCAATAACATTATTCTCAAAATCACGAATGTTCTGAGCAGTGGTAGCATTATTACCAGTTATAACTTTATTCCCAAGCAACGTAACTAACGCTGATCTACTAATAGCTGTCATTAATCTATATATTGATAACCTTGATTCGTGTATTCTAAATTAAATTGAGTAACGCTCGTTAACAAAGGAACACCACTAACTAAAGCGTTTTGTTCTATTGCCCTAACTGTCATCGTTAATCTACCCATTGCTATATTAGCAACGTCTTGAGCGTTTTGGTCAGCCACTTGAAGTTGTTTAACCAAAGTATGCCCAATTGATCCGGGAGCAAAGCCAAGATTTTTGTACTGAGAATTTTCTAAAATATAATCGCAAATTCCAAGCAAGCGAGTCGTTTGTAATTGAGATTCTTTATCCCCAGGTTTACCATTTTTGGAAGCCATTCTTGTGAAAACATCAATAGCATACTGAATAGTCCCATCCTTACTTCTAACATTTTTATTATCGAAGTCTCCTGAAATAACAGAAACATTTATAAAAGAAGTTTCGTTCTCGTCAATAGGTTTTTTTCGTTCAATATAAACGCCGTCAACTGCCGCAAATGGATTGTATCTTTTAAACTGATTATCTAATTCCACAAATAAAATTTCACCAATACGATTGCGTATTAGTTCAAAGTTTCTTTCTGTTATTGTGTAATTAATTAGAGCTGTCATAATCTTCTAAAAATAAAGTAATAAGCCCAACGGTACTATCTGGTAACTGAGATTTTACAACGTAATTTTTAACCGGTTTATTTACGCTTGCAATATCCACTTTGTCTTTATTCATGGCTATCTGTCCGGAAGAATTTCTTGTAGGATAACCTAAGTCCGATAAAGCGCTTTCGCTAAATACAACGGTAACTTTTCTGCTATGAACTGGCTGTCCAGCTTCATTAAATCCTATAACAACATTTATATCGCTATGAAGACAATTTATTTCAGCAACTTGGCCGTTTACAGCAGAAGTAAAAACAACAGCTTCGCCAAACTCACTACCATTTGTAGTAATTTCTTTTAGATCTAATTCTGCTTGTTTTATCAGTCCCATATTAAGCAAAAAAGGGTGGGCAACCTTAATAACCCACCCTTTATTTTAATTAATTGTTTTATTTATGCCACTGTTTGAATGGTCCACATTGTATCAATAGCAACCGGAACCGCTAATGGACAAGCTTCAACATCGTAATAGTGAGCGCGAGCGTCAACGTCTTTGTAGTCTGTCATAATAAACTCGCCCATGATTGGCAACGCGCCAGGATTCACGATTTGAGGAACAGCTCCAAATGCGGTAACAAATTTAGTTTTCTCAGGTAACAAGATACCTAATTTCGGGTTGATGTACGGTTGAGATACGTTGTTAGCGTCATCATAAAATTCTGGATAAGACCAAAGATTTACTCTGTAAACACCACAAGTGATCTGGCCATGAAAATCAGCACCAACTGCATTTGCTTGAGGCGGCATAACATCATCCAACTTCATGTTGAATAAGTTTTGACGATTTAAAAATGTTGTATTTTTAAATAAAGCAGCAGCAGTATCTTCACCCATAATGAAATTAAAAGTTCCGCCTTGCATCTTTCCAACTGTACGGATGAATTTACAACCAACAGCAATTTGAGCAAAAACGTCAGTAGCACCAGTTGTCCAATAACCACCAATAGTAGGTAGAGTGTTAGCGTTAACGATAGACGCTGCTTTACGCTTATAATCAATACTGAATGTAGCACCAGTAACAACTCCAGTCTCTAAAACCTGCTTACACTGAAGCTCAATGTTGCGCTCGATTTTTTCACGAAGTTCTAATTGATGATCTACGATGTCATTAATTAACGCTGCAAAAATTGCATCGTCAATGCTTTGAGCACCATACAAACGGTCATACAATTGTAATTTTGTAATATCAAAACGCTCACGGAAATAAGGCGGAATGAAAGTCTTTTCTGTAGAACGAGTCCACTGGTTACGATTTCCAGAATCTCCACGCTGAACATCAACCGCTACCTTTTCGCGGCTACGTTGAACTTGAATAGAAACCTCCAATGTTGGTGACAACACGCTTGGAAAAAACGAACGCAAGAAACTTGTAGGCTTTGGGCGATCTTTATAAACTGCAACTAGTTTTTTGGTATATAAACCCATTGCGTCTGTTACTGCTATCTGTGGCATATTTGTGTTTTTTTAATTTTTAAATTTTATGAATTATCAAAGTCGGTCATTTCTGTAGACGGAATAAGAATCAATTGAGTGTTAGCCATAATTAAATCCTTCATTCTACGAGTTCCAGAAACAGTTTCAATTGTTTGTCCGTTACTTGTTGGGAAGAAAACTAATTGATCTTGAGCTACACGACCACCAACTGCGATTCCAACTGGTGCTGAAGAACCAGCGGCTAAGCTTAGGTCATCAATCAACACGCCAATTGGCTGTTGAGATCCATCGGTAGCATAAGCGCTACAAGGAACAACTCTATCACTCGCAGTGATTCTTCCCATAACCGTTCCGGCTGGTAATAATACTGGATTGTAAGTTGAGTTATTTACATAAGCTTCTTGGCGAGAAATTTCTCCGCCTAAGAAAACCTTAGCTGTGTTTGTATTTACAAAATACTGGCTACCAGTATTTACTGTAGTTGTTTGTGAACTCATTAAGCTACTGTTCTTTTAATGTTAGCGTCTAAAGACTCTTCAAAAGCTTTTAATTCAGCGGCTTTAGCGGCGTCAGTTACCGTTTTTTTATCTTTATCATCTGTAATTACAGTTTCAGCACTTTCAGCTTCAACTCCTTTTACAGAATTTTTTTTCATCATGGAAACAGAAAACTCTGCCATTTGAGTTTGCGTTAATTCCTTGCCGTCTTTAATAGCAGCAAGAACGCCTTTTTGATCTGCATCAATAAAAGCTAAGCAAGCGCCAACGCGGTCTCTCTCTGCGTCTACACCGATTTTTTTAACCGCTGCAAATACAGCCGGATGCTTCTGTTGTAATTCTTCAATTGTCATGGTTATGTTTTTTTCTTTATTATCATCTAACATATCGACTGCTTTAAAAGAAAATGCAGCGATTTCTTTTTCCATTTCAGGAGTTAATTTAACTACCTTGTTTACTAAGCCTATTTTTTTAGCCTCAGCTCCAGTGATGGTAACATCTTTTCTTGTTGCAGGATTAAACATGTCGTCTATAGAAATGCCAGTTATTTCTAACCATACATCGGCATCTATTTTCTTTAACATTTGATTTTTTAAATCTTTGTTTACCCCGTCTAAGAACTTTTGTTCTTCTGGATTTTCAACGAACATATCTGCGCGGTGGAAAGTAAAACGAGATACATCTAAACATTCTACATTTTTAGCATAAAATGGTAAAAATGAAGCTGCCGAATCTGCCGAGCCGTCTACCTTAATAGAAACGTCTCCGTGCTCTTTCATTTTAGCATAAATTCCATACGCGTGAAAAACACTACCACCGGGAGAAGTAACGCGAAGCGTAACTTTGTTTCCCATATTTTCTTCAATTTGAGCAACCACCGACTCAGCGATAAATGAATAAATTGGAGAATATAGATATAGCTCTTTCATTTGTTTGTAAAAATACAACAATACAAAAAAAACAAAGTTAAAAATTACCCACTTACCGGAATTTATTTTATATTTGCAGCATGGTCGAGAGAAAAACAAGAAACCAACCTGATTATGATATTAGAATCACTAACAAGAGTGAAGATCTTTTAAACCAAATAAAGGCTATTTCAAAAAACACCGGCGAATCAATGAGCACGCTGCTTAGGCCTGTAATAAGAGAATGGGTTAAAAGTTATCCTGCCGATTACAAGATAATGCCTGAAGAAAATAAAAAATAATATTAATCTTCTTTTTTATCTTCCTTTTCTTTCGGCTCAAGCGATTCATCCTCTATTCCAAGAGTTTTACTTTCCTCTAATTCTTTAGCGTATTGCTTCATATTTTGAGAAAACTTTCCACCATTTGTTACAGCGGTAGCTCTTTCAGCCGTAGTAAGCGGTATAGCCGCTCCAGTTGTTCCTAGTTTTAATCTTTCTGCTGTAACCTCTTTTAAAGGGTCAATGTGCGGAACGTTATCACCTATCCAGCGTGCTTTTCTGAATGAAGAAAGTACCATAAAATTATCGTCAATAAATGCTTGGAAATAACCAACCGCATCTATTTTGCTTTGCATTATTTCTAAATGCAACCATAACTCATAAATCGGTTGCAAAAAAGATAAAGCAAAATTATATCTCTCTACAATTAAAGTATGTTCCCAGTCTTTAATGGCCGCTCTTGCTGAGCTAAAAGATGTGTCATATTTTGAGGCAGCAACGTTTGGTGGTATTCCCATTGCGGCACAAACAAGATCAAAAAACACTGACCAAAAATCTTTAAAATATAATTCACCTTTTGATTTCTCGATAGGTTTTATTTCAGACCCTTGAGTTAAATTAAACACAGAAGCCTCTGTTTGTATTGCAACTTTATTAGCTAATTCTTTATTGTAAGCATCAACCGGAATAGTGCCATCATTAGCTAAAGCATCTTTAGCTTGAAGGATTCTATCCTTTAAAGGATTTTCTCCAGTGCTTTGAGCATCGTGGACTATTTGCAAGGAAGTATCTGCTGTACTTTCAGCAGTTGCTAATGTTGCTTCTTTATAGCGATCCATTTTAGCAAGTGTGTTGAATACACCGGCAAGTGCCGGAGCGCATCTTGAATCGTCTAATCTATATTCCAATCCACCAACTAAATAAGCTAGCCTCATTCCGGTAGACTTACTTTTAGCCATTATTCTTTGGTATTTTAAATCAGCGTTTCTAACGTGATAAGCAATGTGCTCGCCTGAGTCATCCATTTCAACACCGTTAACTATTCTATTGCCATTAGCCAGTACATTCGGATTAAGATCATTGCCGTACATAGGAGATACGACATGCATTCCATCAATCAATTGAGTTTTTACAACTCCTTTAACCACCCTAAGCACAACCAAGACATCGCCACCGTTCTTAGCGTTTTTATAGCAAGTTGATTCGATTTGAGATAGGCATTTCATTCCATTAAAAGAAGATTCAAGAGACTCTTTATAAATAGAAAATCTCGCCTCCACTCTCTCTGAAAATTCTTGTGGCTTTATTTTAATATTCTCTGTAGCCAAAACAACTTCGTCCGGCTCAGATTCTAATTTCAAACCGCAACCAATTGTCCAAGTGGTCATTCTATTAACTATTATCTGAACAACTTCATTGGTTAAATAAAAATCCCAACCTCTTGATCTTAATCTTTGATAATCTAAAAAATAATCAACTGGCGGTCCGATTCCACCGAGATCTTTCTCGCCATCAAAACCGCTAACAAAAACTAAATTGCTTGGCGACGTTCTATTAAAAAATTGTTGTGGTAATTTTTTTTCAGAAACCCGCTCTTTATTATTAGAAGCGGCTGAAGGCCACCACCATTTATT